TCTTCGACGGCGTCGCTCTCTGCGTCGCTCTCGCCGTCTGTGGCTACCCGCTCGTAGTCGGGGGTGCTTGTCAGGTACTCGGCGGCGTCGCCGTCCACGTCGATCGTCTCGCCACCCGCGACGCTGCCGTAGTTGTGGATCGTCTCTGTGCCGCGTGTCACCTTCCGGATCGTAGGCATACGCGCCGCTTCGGGTGCGAGCGCCAAAAAATAGGGGGTTGGACCGCGTCAGGCGTCGGCCGTAAAGCCGATGTCGCCGAACGACGTGCCGTCGTACCCGCGGTAGGTCGACGTGGCGGTGTCGAACCACACCTCGCCGCCGTCGAGTTCGTCCGCCGGCGGGTCGCCGTCGACGCGTCCGAGATACGTATCCCGGAGCTTCGCGTTCGTAGTGGGGTAGTCACCCGCCATAGCGTTAGGCGGTCGGGTCGGCGATGTTCTCGATGAGCACGCCCGCGCTCATGTCGCGGATCTGGAAGTCGAACTGCCCTTCGAGCCAGTTCCGCGAGTGAAGGCGCTGCTCGTTGACCGTATCGGAGTTGGTCGTCTGGTCGTAGGTCATCTCCTCGAACAGGCCAAAGGCGAGGTTCGACGGGTCCGTGAGCATGCCGTACGAGGTCGGCCACTCGTTGACGCCGATGATGTCGTAGCTGAACGGCGTGAGGTCGCTGTCACCGAAGATGACGTTCGCCCCGAGCGGGTCCTCACGCTGCGTGAGGTCCATCGCGTACTGCTGCATCACGTCGTTGTTGAGCAGGAACGCGACGTTATCGGGGTCACGGAAGCGCTCGTCGAGCGTCTGAATGGTCTCGTTGAACATCTGCGTGTCCACCGAGGCCCCCGCCATGTTGACCGCGGCCATCTCGTTCGGCGTCGACGCGCCTTCGAGACCGAGCCGGTCGTCGGTCGTCGTGGTGTCTTCGAGCGTGGTCGTCTCGCCTTCGGCACGGGCGATCCACCCGTTCCACGTCGAGTCAAGCGTGGCCGACCCCGTGATCGATTCGAGGTTTTCGCTCGTGTCGTCGACGTTCGCGCGGAGGCCGATGATCCCCACGTCGTTCGCCCACCGCTGGACGAACTCGTTTTGGATGAGTTCCGCGAAGTCGTCGACGCCGGGGTGCGTGTTCTTGAGCGCGTCCCGTTCCGGCTCGAACAGGATGTAATACTGCTTGTCCGTGAGGTTGAAGTAGAACTCGCCGGTCTCGGCGTCCGAGGAGTTCGTCCGCGATCCCTCCTCGCTCCGCGGCGAGCCGGAGAGGCGCGGGACGCCGAACTTCGGCACCTGCCACTCCAGCCGGGGGACCGTCATGGTGGTCGCCATGTCGAGGATGTTAACCTCGTTCTGCATGCGGACGAGGTAATCCTCGGTGACTTCGACCGGGAGCTGGAAGCCGTCCAGATCCGTGAGGCCGATGTTCTTATCCGCGCCGTGGAGCGCGTCCTGATTCGCCTGTCGTGCCGCGTTGAGATTGGTACTCATTACTGGACCCCCGCGGAGCGGAGCACGCCCGCGAGACTGTCGTCGGTCTTGTCGGCGTCGCCGCCGTCGCCGTTACTCTGGACCTGCTGGCTAAAGCCGGCCTGCTTGCCGATGGATTCGACCGCTTCGGCGTTCGCTTCGACCTGCTTCGCGAGCGCCGTCGCCCACTCGGGGGCGTCGTCGAACGCGTCCTTTTCCTCCTCGGTGTCGCCGTCGCCGCTGGCGACCTGTTCAATCTGCTTGCTGTTCGCCTCGATGTCGTCTTTGAGCGACTTGGCCCATGCCGGCGCGTCGTCGAAGGGGTCGCCCCCGTCGCCGTCGCCGGACTTGCTGGAACCGTCGCCGCCGTCGTCGGTGGTGTCGGTCATGGATTCGGATTCGCTGTCGTCGTCGGTGTCGTCATCGGTGCCGTCGTCGCCGCCCCACGAACGGGCGGTGTGCTCGGAGAGGTCGAACGCGTAACTCTCGCGGTCGGTAAAGCGCGTCATGCCGTGGTCGACGCCCGCATCCTCTAACAGGTCGAGGTTCGCGTCGATCGCGGCCATCGCGCTCTCGCGGTTCGACTGCGAAAGCGTCCGCCCCTCCTTGGCGGTGTCCGGCCGGGTCTGGGTCTCGGCCCCGGCGGCGTCATCGGGTGTGTCGGGTGCGGAAACGCCGGGGAGCACGCCCGCGGCGGCCTTCCCGATGCGTTCATACAGCGACTCTTTGCCCGGGCTGTCGGAGCCGTCGACCTCCACGGCGCGGGACATCACGTCCCACACGCGCTCGGCGTCGGCCTCGTCATGGCCCCGCTGTTGCATTTCCGCGATAAACCCGTCACGGTCGCCGAGGTACTGTTGGAGCGCCTTTTGCGCGTTGTCTTTGTCGAGCACGAGCGCGTCCGGGACGGCCGGCGTGTCGACGGTAGACACCTCGCGGGTGATCCCGTCGACGAGTTCCCATACGGGGTCGTCCTCGGTGAACTCCTCGGGGACGCCGACGCCCTCCGGGAGGTCGGACTGGTCCATCGGTCCGCGCCACTCTACGTCGCGCGCGCCGATCGAAAAGCCCTGAAAGATCCCGTCGTCGATGAGCGACCACAGCCCATCGTCGGTGATACGCCATTGCTGAACCCACGTCCCGTCGTCGAGGTCCGCGTCGGCGACGGCGTCGGGGAGTTCGTCCCGGCCGGCGATCACGTTCGCTTCGAGACCCATCCAGTCCGACGGCCATGCCGCGTGCATGATACCGCCGTCGGCGGACTCGTTGGCATACAGGTCCGCGAAGTCCGCCGCGAACGATTCGATCGTCTCGGGCGTCTCGTAGTCGCCTTGACGGTCGACCTGCCACGGAACCATGACGACACCGGTAACGACCTGCTCGTCCGCGTCCTTGCGGACAAAGTCGACAGTCGTGTGTTTGGTCGCAGCGTCGCGGTCCACCGTCGACGCGTGGGCGGCCCCCGCGCTGCGTGTGCCGGTGCTCATGTGGATAGGCGTTCGGCACCCGCGGTTTTATGCATTTGTGGGTGTGTACACACGAATATGGCGCGAAAACAGCGGTTGCACCTGACGCTCTCGGCGGACGTGGTCGAAGAACTCGACAAGAAGGACAACATTAGCGGGTTCGTCGACGACACCCTCCGGGAGGAATTAGACCTATGACGTTCACGCAAATCTCGCAGTACAAGATCGGCGACGAGACGGTGCACAGCGTCGACCTGATAGACTACAACCCGGAGAGTGGCGACGTGAAGCGCCGCGGGCTCGGGTCGAAGGCCCGGGTTGACGAACCGCGCGAAGACTTCGAGTTCGTCGGAATCGCCGAAGACTACGACGATCCGGCGACGGTGTGGGGCATCTGGGAATCGATCCATGGTGACGAGTGGGCGGTCGAAACGATCGCCGACGCGCTCGCGCCGCCGCCGGGGTCGCGCTTCTCCGAGGGTGGCGCCGATGAGTGACGATACCGACCACCGCCACCGGAACGTCGCCGCCATCACGGAGTACCTTCAGGCGGCGGGTGTCTCGACGCTTGACGTTCGGACGCCCGACACATGGGACGAACACGCGGCGACGTTCGACCTTGTCGTACCGTCCTTCGAGGCAAACACGCTTCGGGAGTCGAACCCGATGTGTGAGGCGTTCGTCGCCGGGTTCATGGCGTCCGCCGAAGGGAATAACGGCGAGATGGCCCCGAGTGGGTCGACGCCGTCGGAGCAGGCAGAACAGAAATACGACGAGTGGCGAGGTGGCGCTGATGAGTAGCGCACGCCTCGACGAGGTCATGGTCCCGTCGTACAAGCACCCGAAGTACCACTTCGTGTACGAGCACGGAAATGGGTGGGTGCCGAAGGCCGAAGCCGAGCGGGACCGTTAGTCGGCCGGCGGAAAACCCCGTGGAAAACCCCGGCGTCATCCTGATAGTCGCACCGCGTGGGGTTGTTGGCGGCACGACAGTCCCGTGCGAGCGTACGGCGGCAGGCGACTAAATCCCCTCGGGAATACCGTCCGGCACCTCGTCCGGGAACTCGCCGACCGGCAGGCGATCGTGAAAGTTCGTAATCTCGACGTACGGGTACTCAAGCCTAATATTTGAGTAGTGGTACGACCCTTTCGACGACGCCGCGACGAGGCCCTGCCACTCGGAGACGGGGATGTCGGTGTACGCATATAGCGACGACTGTCCGCCGTCGCGGAGGAACGAGACGTATAGCTCCTGTTCACCCAGATCCATGACCGCTTGGTCCAGATTCGACGAGTCGAAGTCGGCGGTTTCGATCGGATCCTTATCGAGGAGGTCCGCTTTCACGTCGTTCCAGTCCCGCTCGCCGACCTTGTTCCCGATCGGCGGGGCGTGCGCGTGCCGACCGTCCGCCGCTTCCACGTCGCCGCCCGGCGCGCCGGCGTCGTTGACGTTCGCGAGGAGCGTGGTGTTCGGGTCGAAGTCCATGCTGTCGGCGTCGAGCGGGTCCTCGCCGATCATCTGGAGCGCGCGGTTCACGGGGATCGCGCCGTTGACCGCCTGAATCTTCTCGGCGGCGGTCCGTGCGTCCTCGCGGGGTTGGTCCGCGCCGCGGAGCACGAAGTCGATCGTCCAGTCGGTGACGCCGAGCGCGGTTTGATGAATCAGTCGGTACAGCCGCTCCGCGAACTTGTGCTGTTCCGGGGCGATCACCTCGGTCGCGAACGAATGGACCTGTGCCTCGGAGTTCGACCGGTTCGACGTTTCGGTGACGCCGATGAGCACGGGCGGGACTTCATGCACCTTTGCCACTTCATGCTCGTTCTTTTGCCGGTACGTCGAAAACGACATCTCCTCGGTGACGCCTTGCCCGAGCGGTTCGAGTTAGATCTCCACGTCCTCTTGGAGTCCATCCGCGAACTTGTCCACCTCAAGAATAAGCGCGCGGTGGTCCTCCGCGCGGAGGTTCCGCAGCATTTTCTTGAGGTCCTTCTTGGACTCCTCACTCAGCGTCCCGCCCGTGACCTTGATGACGAACCGGGGGATAGTGTCGTTCTCGAAAAAGGTGCGGTTGTAGTCTTTCGCCGCCTCGTCGCCGACCATCGTCCGAATCGCGGCCACCCAGTCCGGCACGCCGTACGCGTCGGCGTCGGGCAAGACGGACGGGTTCCGCATGAAGATCAACTCGTTCGCCGGCTCGTTATCCAACGCGCTCGCGCCGCCGACGGCCACGTCGCCCGTCTCCTTGTCGACGAATATCGGCTCGCGGTCGCTGTCCTCGTCGCTCAGGTAGCGCACCTCCGGCTCGCCGTCGCCGTCCGCGTCGCCGAGGATCGTCACCTGTTGCCCGCGGTAGCGGTCGCCCGCCTCGCCGAAGTATCGCCGCTTGCCGTGACGCACTTGGACGTAGCCCCGACTCGCGTAGTCGCCCAGCTCGCCGTCCGCGAAGTTGCCCGTCTCGGGGTGTCGGGTGCGGTCGTACTCGCTTTGCGGCGTTCGCACGCGGATCGTGTTCGCCGGGACGTGCGCCAAGCCGATCGGCCGACCCATCGTATCCGTCAGGATTTCGAGCGCGCACCACCCGATCGCGTGGAAGTCCTGCCGCGCGAGTTCGAGCACCTCCTCGGGGACCGTCGGCTCGGCGCGCTGGCGTGGCCCCGTCTGCCAGCGACTGTCGCGGCCGAACCAGAAGTTTTGCGCGACCGCCCGCTGTGTCTGGTTGGCGTCGTCGGGGTCGTCGACGCCGACCGGCGCGAGGTCGAACCCGTAGCCTACCTCATACCGCGCCTTCTTGCGGACGGCGACCGAATGAGTCTCGTTCTTCTCCACGAACTGCGAAAGCAGATCGGGGTTGTACGGCGGTTTCTTGCCGACGCCCTGTCGCGCCGTCACGCGGAGGTCGTCGAGTTGCTGGGTGTCCGCGGCCTTGGCCGCGTCTTCGGAGACGATGAGCCGGGAGTCGTCGTCCTTGTCGGTGCCGCCGAGCGGTTCGACGTTCAGGCCGACCTTGTCGTCGTCGGCGCTCATTTCTGCACCCGGCCGTCGTCCTTGCGACAGCCGTCACACACACCGCGCTTTCGTTCGACGCCGCGGAGCTTCGATCCGCAGTTGCGGCAGGTGTCTCGGTTCGCGTCCATACGGCGTCGTTGGCGGGCGACCGGCAAAAAGGGACGGGGCGCTCAGTTGACCGCGATCCGGACCGCGTACGTCTCGCCGCACTCGTCACACCGGATCGACAGCGGGACGGTGTACTCGCCCGCGCCGTCGACGGTCGGGTATGCGCTTGGGATCGTGACGTGGTCGCACACGTCGATAGGCCCGCCGCGGGAGTCGGCGTCAAGCGTCGACGAGCGGATCGTCGGGGCGTCGGTCACGCGTCACCCCGCCAGAACATCGGGTGTTCGGTGCCGAGCAGCGTCGCCGCCGGCATGAACCCACCGTCGAACGCCGCCGCATCCGACACGATGTACCCGCTTTCGCACGTCGCGCACTCGTACCGTCCTGCTGGTGTCCCTCTCATGCGTTCCCCCCGAACCGTTCGAGGCTTGGCGCGTCGTCCTCGTCGTCGTGGATGTACGTCTCGAAGCGGTACTTCGCGCTCTCGCGGTCGTCACACGCCACGGCCGTCACGCGCACGTCGTACGCGAGCCACGCGTCGCAGTCGTCGCCGGCGCACTTCCCGAACGTCGCGCGTTCGAGCTTTCGCGGGATCACGTTCGGCGTCCCACACCGCGGACAGGCCGGGATGCGGATGCCGCCCGCTTCGACAGACACGCGCTCGAAGACGGCGGTGTCGGTCATGCGTCGCAGACCTCCGCTTCGGTCACGCGTTCGCCTTCAAGCGTCTCGCGGATGTCGCCCGCGATCTTCTCGCCGAGTCGGTTCGCCTGCGATCCGTCGTCGAACAGTCCGGCGTCGCTTTCGGCGCGGATCGCCAGCCGGCGGACGGCGTCGGCCGGGACGTACTCAGTCATGCGTCACCCCCGTCGTCATTCTGCCGCATTACCTCGTACGCCGGGCCGGGGTCGTACCGCTCCCGTCGCTCCGCGGCCTTGTCCCTCCGGTCCCGCCAGTCAAGGATCGTAAACGAGCTATACATTCCGAGGAACGCCCCGGCGACGAGCGGGTCCCACATGACCGCGCCGAGGAGCGTCCACGCGCCGATGAGTCGCGGGACGGCGGCGTCACGTTTCGTCTCGACAGCGCCGAGCGCGTAGCCGCGGTCATACCACCAGCGATCCTCGTTGCGGTCCCACGGGTCCGTCATCGCTGTAGTTCCTCCGCGGTACGCTCCGCGCTCTGTGCCGCGTTCGTCGCCTCCTTGGCCGCCTCCTCGATGCGGTCCAACTGCTCGCGGAGGTCGGCCGGCACGCCGCCGTCGGCGGTCATGCGCCGGCCCATATCGCTATCCAGCGCGTCGTTTAGTCGCTCCGCGCCGGCCACCAATACCTCACCCCACGTCGCGCCGTCGGGTTTGTAGTCGCTCGCCTGTTCGATCTTCTCCTCCGGTGCCGACACGCTTCCGTATCCTTTCTGTGGCATACAGTATCTCATACCGTACCCATGCGCATAAGTGTACCGTATGAATACGGTAGTGTCCTACACGTACGAGACGCCGGAGTCGTCCTCGTCCGTCTCCTGTTGGCGGTCGTGGTACGCCCGAATCACGTCGTTCTCGCCCATGACGCCGTACCGGAGCGCGTCAACGAGGTGGTCGTTCGCCTTCACGGGGCGGCCGGTGTTGTCGTTGTAGCGGTACTTCGACAGCTCGTCGAGCAGATCCGTACACCGTTCATGGATATGCAGGTCGCCGGCAGCGATGAGGTCTTTCACCGCCCGAATCCCCGCATCTACGTCGTTGTCGGCGGCGACAGCGTCGATCCCGTCGCTCTTGAGGTCGTCGATCCCGCGCTTGTCCGCCGGGTCACACGCGACGATCCCGGTGCCGAACGACGCCCACATATCCCGGAGCGTAGAGGTGTACCAGTCGGTGCCGTCCGCCGGCGCTTTCGCCTCGTCGAGCACATACAGCCCGTCGCGGCCGCGGGCGAACTGGAGGACGCCCGCCGGGTGGCCGCTCCCCCAGTCGAGGCCGTTGAAGTAGTATTCGAGCGCGTCCGGCCCGCTGGCGGTGGTCATGTCCTCCCGAGAGAACGCCGGGTACACCGTGCCCTCGCGGTCGCCGACGACGAGACAGTACGCCCGGTTGAACATCGTCTCGCCGGTCTTGCCGTACTTGTCGCGGATGAACGCCGCGCCGCGCGCCTCGGGCCAGAGTACGTCGACGGTCGCGGGGTCGTCGCGGTCCGACAGCGGGTCGGGCATGGACTCGTAGAAGCGCGCCGGGGCCAACTCGCCGACGGTGTGGTCCTCGCCGGCCTGCCACCGGTCGCGGATCAGCGGATACTCGACGGTGTCATACCCAGTCTCGCGGTCGATGTATTCGTAGAGGTCGCCCGGCCGCTTGCGCGTCCCGATGAACACCTCTTGGGAGTTGCGCTTGCCGATCGGCATGGCCGCGCCGGCACACCACTCCCAGATGTCCTCGGTCTTGCCGTCGCCCTTCTCCTTGATGATGTCGTCGAAGA